AGCTAGAAAGACAGATGGAAGAAAAAGTAGAATAATAAAGGGTATTCCAAAACTGATAGATGCGAATAAAGCGGGTGGTCCGGATAGTTATAAATGTTCTTTGATATTATGTGAAGGGGATTCGGCAAAGGCAGGTGTAATGTCAGGTCTATCAAAAAAAGATAGAGATTGGTATGGTATATTTCCTTTGAAAGGTAAGTTGTTAAATACACTAGATGCTAGTCAAACAAAAATCAATAATAATGCTGAAATAGCAAATATTAAAAAGATAATGGGATTAGTAACAGGAAAAGTATATAAAACTAAAAAGGAGATGGAAAATAGTTTGAGATATGGTAAAATTTTAATAATGACAGACCAAGATTTGGATGGTTCTCATATTAAAGCACTGTGTTTAAACTTCTTCAATTCACAATGGAGAGACTTATTTGAAATGGATGGATTTATTGGATATATGAATACACCAATTATAAAAGCAACAAAGGGTTCTACCGTGAAACAGTTTTATAATGAAAATGCGTATCACGAATGGAAGAAAAGCCATAATAAAGGAAAAGGATGGAAGATAAAATATTATAAAGGTCTAGGAACAAGCACGGCGAATGAATTTAAAGAATATATGGCTAATAAGAAAGTAATATCAGTTAATTGTCAAGACGAAGAAGATTTAGATTCGATTGATAAAGTATTCAATAAAACAAGAGCAGATGATAGGAAGGACTGGTTAGGAAAATATGATAAGGATAGAAGATTAGATACAACAAAAGATAGTGTATTAGTAAGAGAATTTATTGATGGAGAAATGATACATTTTTCAAAATATGATTGTGAAAGATCTATAGCAAATTTAATGGATGGATTAAAAACAAGTCAGCGCAAGATTATTTATACATGCTTTAAGAGAAGGTTAATAAAAGAAGTAAAAGTGGCTCAATTAGCAGGTTCTGTATCTGAAATATCGGAATATCATCACGGTGAAATGTCTTTAGTAGGAGCAATTATAAAATTGGCACAAGAATTTGTTGGTTCAAATAATTTGAATCCATTATATCCAGGTGGTCAATTTGGAACGAGATTGGAAGGAGGAAGTGATGCAGCTAGTCCAAGATATATTAGAACGATGTTAAACAAAATAACCAGATGTATATTTCCAGAAGCAGATGATAAAGTATTAAATTATTTAGACGAAGACGGGGTTTTAGTTGAACCGGAATATTATTTACCGATTATACCAATGATATTGGTAAATGGAGGGAAAGGGATTGGAACAGGATTTAGTTATGAAGTATTACAATATAACGTATTAACAATATGTAAATATTTAAAAAATAGATTAAAAGGTGTAAAAGAAGAAGTAGACTGGACGCCGTATTATGAAAATTTTAAAGGTTCAATTGAGAAGATGGATACAGGTAAATTTATGATTAAAGGTAAGTATAAAACATTAAGTCACGATACAATAAAAGTTACAGAATTGCCAATTGGATTGTGGACTACAAACTTTAAAGAACATTTAGAATATTTGATGGATGATAAAACACCAAAAGGTAAAAAGAAGAAGCCATTGATAAAATCATTTAAAGATGATTGTACCGATTCATTAATAGATTTTACAATAAGATTTACACCGGGTCAACTTTCAAATTTAGCTACAAAGAAAGTAGATAAATATCAAAATATGTTGGAGAAAACATTGAAATTAACAACTACAAAAGGAACAACAAATATGTATCTATTTGATGAAAAGCAACAATTGAAAAAGTATTCAACTGTAGAAGCAATTATAGATAGATATTATCCAGTAAGATTTGAAGGATATGAAAATAGGAAGAAATATCAATTGAAAATATTAGAAAGGAAAATGAATATATTAAATATGAAAGCTAGATTTATCAAAGAGGTAATGGATGGAACGATAGTTTTAGTAAAAAAGAAAAAGAAAGAAGTAATTGAAATATTAAAAAATAAGAATTATAAAATTATAGATGAAGATAAAGATTATGGATATTTAAGAAGTTTGCCGGTTGATAGTATGGAAGAAGAAAATTGGAAGAAATTATTAAAAGATTTAAAAGATTGCGAGACGCAATATATCAAATTGAAAAAGAAGAGTATACAAAAAATGTGGATTGGAGAGTTAGAAGAATTAGAAATAGAATTTAAGAAGTATCAAAAAGAAAGAGAAAAAAGAGTTTATGGTGTTGAGAATAAAAAATCTAAAATTAAGAAAACCAAGAAAAAACCAGTAAAATAAGCCATATTAAAAAAAAAATACATTTTTTCATCAGGAATTAGTTCGTTACTCCAGTGTTTATTCATAATATGATAATATCTTTGATACATAATGTATAAATAAAACATTATGTATTTAACTAAAAAAATCCTTTAAAAAATAAAGTATTAGAATGATAAGTAGATTTAGGTCTAGCGTGTGGAACTGCTAAAGTGCTGACATCTTTTTTGTATTTAATATAACCTTCGGCTTCACTAATAATTTGTGGAACAGCATATTCAACAACAAGACTATTTAAAGATTGTATTTGCTGCGTGATATTAACAGGATTATTAGAAGAATATTGTAAAAATGTGCTTCTCATAATAATTTTTAATGTATCTTCATCCTGATTTCCAATAACAAATTGCGATTTAGAACCATGATAAACACCTGCTTTAATAGCATTTTGAATAATTTGAATATTTTCAGCTGAAAAAAATGCGTTAGATAATTTTGTAGTTTCCCAATTCCCATTCATGGCATTTCTATATGCCGTTGATTGATTTACCAATGGTGGTTGGTCGTATAATTGATATAAATCACCTGTATTAGGACCCATGATATTTATTCTCCCATTACTCATTATATATTTATTAAATATAAAAAAAATCTTTATTTATTTTATATAAGATGGCGCAAAGTTTCCAATCGGGAGTTACCTATGCAGCAATTGTAATTTTTATTATATTTATGGCTTTAGTAGCAATGATGATGATGAGAGCTAAAGCAGATCAAGTATTTCCTTCTAATGTACCACCTTGTCCTGATTATTTTGAAATATTAGATGACGGGGCTTGTAAAAATGTAAAAGGTTTAGGAACAGGAGTATGTACTGATCCAGCAAATTTCAGTGCTAAGAAATATCAAGGAGTGGCTGGACGTAAGGCAAAATGTAAATGGGCAAAGGGTTGTGGTGTAGAATGGGACGGAATCACAAACGTTCAAGGATTATGTTAAATTAAATTATTATAAATTAAATAATAATTTAGTATAAATGAGTGAATTAAATTACAAAATGTTAGATGAATTACCAAGAGACTTGAAGAGAGAAATCCAAAAATATTTGGTGATAAATCAGGTGTATTTAACTTCTAAAAAAAATTGGGAAAAATATATAAAAATAAGAGTTTCAACGATTATAATGTCTGATTTAGGATTAATAAATTATAATACATTTAACACATATATGCGGCATTTGATAAGAAATAAATTAGATTATCCGTTCAAACGTGTATTAATTGAAGGTAAAATATATTTTAAATATTTTAAGAAATTTATATACAAAGGAAAAAAATGGGAGAATTACATGCATTTTTTAAAATGGTATTGTAGAAACCAAAATTCAGGGAAATGTTTGAAAGAATTGTTAAGAATATACAATTGTTAATATATAAAAGATAATTAAGAGTATTATAAAACCATGGATGAACTTAATTTAAATGCTCTGTTAGATAGAGAAGAAATAGAAAAAGAATTTATAAATTCATTAACATATTTTGAAGCAAATAAAACAAATTTATTAACAAGACGAGGTTGTTATATATATGGTGCGCCTGGAGTAGGGAAAACACATTTTGTTAAAGAGTGTTTAAAAAAATTAAATTATGATATAATAACATTTGATGCCGGTGATATAAGAAATAAATCAATTATAGAAACTATAACAAAACACAATATATCTGACAATAATATTATAAGTATGTTTGAAGGGCAAAAAAAGAAAATTGTAGTAGTAATGGATGAGATAGATGGTATGAATAGTGGAGATAAAGGAGGTATAAATTCATTAATAAAATTGATTCGTCCAAAAAAAACAAAGAAACAAAAGAAAGAACAAATAACAATGATACCAATAATATGTATAGGAAATTATCATATCGATAAAAAAATAAAAGAAATGATGAAAATATGCAATACATTTGAAATAAAAAAACCAACAGGAGAAGAAATCAAAAAAATTATAAATTTATTAATGCCAACAATGGAACAAACATTATTAACAAATATAGTAAATTTTATAGAAGGTGATTTACGTAAATTGAAATCAACGTATGAAATATATCAAAATCATCAATCCATATTAAAAAATAAAATTATACAAAATATGTTCCAAAAGAAAAATTATAATGAAGATACAAAAGAAATTACAAAAAAACTCTTAAACAATTTTTATGAAATATCAGAACATTCATTAATTATGAATGAAACAGATAGAACAAGTGTAGCACTGTTATTTCATGAAAATATTATAGATACTTTTAAAGATAAAGATAAGTATAAAATAATTGATTTTTACATAAATGTATTGAATAATATATGTTTTTCTGATTATATAGACCGAATAACATTTCAAAAACAAATATGGATTTTCAATGAAATGAGTTCATTAATAAAAACGTTTTATAACAACTATCTATTTCATAAAAAATATAAAAAAGATAAAAAAATAGTATATAATCCAACAGAAGTTAGATTTACAAAGGTATTAACAAAGTATTCGACTGAATACAATAATAGTTTATTTATTCAAAATCTATGTAAGCAATTAAATATGGATAAAAAAGATTTATTTTCATATTTTATTTACCTAAAAAATAAATATACATTAGAAGAAATAAATGAATTTTTTGATAATGAAAATTATGAAATAAATAAATTAGACATTGCTAGATTTTATAGATTTATTGATTATATTACTTAAGCGGCATTAGCGAAAGCAGCGAAAGCAGAAGCTGTTCTTTGTCCTTCATAATCTTTTACTTTTTTCCCATTATTTAATAACATAATACTTGGAAATCCTTGAATATCTAATGCTTGCATTGCTTTTGGATTTTGGTCTTTTTCAACTTTATTAATGGTGA